AGATGATCCGACTTTCCTTGTTGAACGTGAAGCGCTGCTTTTGGATAAGGCAGCCTTCCGTTCAACAGTTAGTGAAAGTTTCTTCTTGGCACCGTACGCGCATTTTAAGGCGAGTACCAAATGGAAAATCTTTTTAAGCGGTATGTCTTCAAGAATGACCTCTTTAATGATTCTGAGTTAGAATCTCTTGCAATAAGCAAATTTGCAGAGACTCAGCATCGTGTCGGTTCTCTTAAAGAACCCTCATTCCGTAGCAAGCTTGTGATACAGCGTGCACGAACGTTGTGCCGAGAGATCCTCGGTGATTACGATTTAGAGGAACATTATCATTCTTGTCGCTTCGGAAAAAGAGCATCGGTTGGTGTTCCCAAACGCGATTCCTACTTGGACTCACGTCTTGCTGCGCCTCTATCCGGTTCTCACGCACATATTAAGTGGTTTAAGAGCTACTTAACCTCCGACAGCAAATTGGAGGCCGTGATTTGTGAATGTCAGAAATCCGACGTTCCTAATTACGCCGTGTGTGATACGCTAACCCTGACGAATGTACCAAAGTCTTATAAGTCTTTGCGTTCCATTATGCCAAATACGACCATTGGAGGTTTTTATTCCTATGGCCTTGGTAGAATGTTACAAAGAAGGTTAACGAATGTTGGCCTGGACATACGGAGATTGCAAATGCGTCACCGTAGACTTGTGAAATTATTTTCACGTACTAGGACCCACGTGACAGCTGATTTATCAGCTGCTAGTGATTCCTTCAACTGGAGTTTACTTTGCCGAATTATTCCAAGACAGTGGTTTAACCACCTCAATCTCGGCCGTATTCGGAAATACAAAGTAAAATCGTCTAAAGAAACCTATCCTTTATCATCTTTTATGACAATGGGTATAGGTTTTACTTTCCAGTTGCAGACTTTGGTATTCTACTGCCTGCTAAAATCATTGCAGGAACTCACGGGTTTGAAAGGACTGATATCAGTTTATGGGGATGATTTAATCTACCCCACTGCTTTACATTTATATGTAAGACAGGTTTTTCCTGATTTAGGTCTCCTCATTAACGAAGATAAGACATTCGTTAAAGAGAGTTTCCGTGAAAGCTGTGGTGCGGATTCGTACTGCGGTATCGATGTACGACCCTTCCAGCCGGAAGGTTGTGCATCAATGTTGTCATCCCGGGAATATGAACTATTCCTGTATAAAACAATCAACGGGCTCCAGAAGAGATGGGATAAGGTAGAAATACCCCAAACTCTCCGGTTCTTGCAGTCAGAGCTTATTTCTTGCACTGACACGATATTGCAAGTTCCTCCGAGTTATCCTGATTACTCAGGTGTCCACGTTGACCAACCCATGAAGGATTTCTTAACCCCATGGGCTGAGGTGACGGCAGATAATAATCTGTCCTTTTGCTTCTCTTACTTAAGACTTTGTACCAGGAATAGAATTGTGGTGCACCACGCACCTTTCTACTGGGACAAACTCCGTGATCCTGCTCCTGAAAAGGACCATTACGGTGAAGAGGTTGATGTTAACTACATCTACGCTCGCTTTAAACGTGAGCTATTTAGGTGGGTCAAGAGTAAATACCCTCCTAAAAACTATCGATCTAAAGTAACTGGAAGACGCCTCGTAAAATTGGAAGCTACTATAGCATCCAAGGATGGCAGTATCAGTATAATTCGTCAGACAGGTACCACTAATACGTGGAACTGAAGTCGGTCTCGTACCGAACCACCTAG